CCGCCCGCCGTAGTGGCGGGCCTTGCTTCGGACGCGCGTCCCTCGGATCTGCGCTCGGTGTTCGCATGGGTAGATCCGGACGGCGATCCCGAGTCCAAGTCCAGCTACAAGTTCCCGCACCACCACGGCGTTGGTGGCGCGGCAAATGTCCGAGCGTGTCTGTCTGGCATCGCGGCCCTGAACGGTGGCCGAGGTGGGACGAGCATCCCGGACACGGACCGCAAGGCGGTCTATAACCACCTGGCGGCGCACCTGCGTGACGCTGACCGGGAACCGCCCGAGCTGCGTGCAGCACCGGGTGTACCAACGAAGTTCCACGACGAGCTTCTCGACGGACTGGCGGGTCTGTCCGAAGTGGTCGATAGCGCTGCACGAGTGGTCGCTCTACGCGCTGAGCGGGGCAAGTCCCTTTCGCGAGTCAATGTCGAGGTCCTGGAGTGGATCTGCGACGAGGTCAAGCGGCTGGACGCCCTTCTGCACATCTCCCCTGCGGGCGCGGTTGACGACGACACCTTGACGGCGTCGTGGCTCGAATCGCTTGCCCGCATTCACAACCTGTGAAAGGGCTCGTAGAGCAATGGCGGCATGCGATGACCGCGTGATCGAGTTTCCCGCGTTGAAGGACGCACAGGGAAAGCTTGACGAGAAGCGGTCGAACCTCGCTGGCATCCTTCGGGAGGCCGGTCCCGAGTACGACATGAGCAAGATCAAGAGCCTGTCTGGTGACAGTCAGGCCAAGGTTGAGGCGATTCGCTCGCTCAACACGGAGATTGACGAGTGCAAGTCCAAGGTGGACGAGCTGATGGTGGTCGCGCGTGCGGCAGCCGTCGCGGCCGAGGGCAAGGACACGGGCGAGGGCGGCGAGAAGGGTTCGGAACAGGACGGCACCGGTCCTGAGCTGAAGAACCGTAGCCGCAAGAACTTCGCTCAGCTCATCGTGGAATCCCAGGCGATCAAGGGGTTCCGTCCCGGATCTGGCGCCGGACCCGTTGCGCGAGTGGACATCGACCTCAAGACGCTGTTCGAGACGTCCACCGGTTGGGCGCCTGAGGACGTGCGCGGCCCGCGCATTGAGTCGCTCGCGACGCGGCCCGCGCCGCTGGTGGTCAACTTCATTCCGCAGACGACCACGAACGCGTCCACCGTCGTCTACATGGAAGAGACGACGCTCACCAACAACGCGGCCGAGACCGCTGAGGGTGGCGCCTACCCTGAGGCCGCGCTGGCGTTGACCGAGAAGTCCAGCGAGGTTCGTAAGATCGCCACGTTCCTCCCGGTCACCGATGAGCAGTTCGAGGACGAGCCGCGGGCGCGCGCCTACGTCGAGAACCGTCTTCCGTTCATGCTGCGCCAGCGCCTCGACCTGCAAACGTTGCAGGGCAACGGAACCGCGCCGAACCTGCGCGGAACCGAGAACATCGCGGGCATTCAGACGCAGGCGGTCGGCACCGATCCGGTTCCGGATGCGATCTACAAGGCCATGCGCAAGATCCGTGACGACGGCTACGCAGAGCCCTCGGTCGTGTTCATCACCCCTGCCAAGTGGGAGCCGGTTCGTCTACTTCGGACCGCTGACGGCATCTACATCTGGGGTCACCCGGCGATGCCCGGACCGATGACGATCTGGGGTGTGCCGGTCGTGGAGACCACGGCGGCGCCCGCCACCAAGGCCATCCTCGGTGACTACCGGAACTTCGCGGAACTCGCGGTCCGTCGCGGCATCGACGTTCAGGTCTCCAACAGCCACTCCACGTACTTCGTTGAGGGCAAGTTGGCGATTCGCGCTGACGTTCGCGTGGCGCTGATTCACTACCGTCCCAAGGCATTCGCGGCCGTCACTGGCCTGTGAGTCTTGATCCGTAGCCAACGCCGCGCCGAATGTCAGTCGGCGCGGCGTTGGTGCGTAAGGAGAATCCGAAGATGCCAACGATTGCAGGGACGCGACGGGTCGGCCTCGCCAACGGCGGCGGTCGCCCCAAGGCAGCGGTGGGCCTGTACGACTTCAGCGTTGACGGTGGCGCGGTGGGTGACATCGCGCTACGGGGGGACACCATCCCCTCGGGCGCGATCCTCGTGGACGCCCTGGTGCATGTCGACACCGCCGTCACCTCGGGTGGCGCGGCCACGCTCGCGCTCAAGGTCGAGGGTGCCGCCGACGTCAACGCCGCAGACGCCGTCTCGGGTGCGCCGTGGTCCACGACCGGCCCCAAGCGCACCGACTTTACGGCGACGTCTGCCCCGATCAAGACCACCGCCGCACGCGGCATCGTGGCCACGGTCGCCACGGCCGCGCTCACCGCCGGGAAGTTCACGGCCGTCGTGTGGTACGTGGAGGTCTGACCGTGAGTATGGAGATGCGCCCTCTCAACGAGGGCACCGGGCAAGTGGAGCTCGTGACGATTGACCGGCACCTGTACCTCACCGAGGACGGCGCGCGGGTCGTACCCGAGGGACACCCTGACGCCCGCTGGTTGTGGGCCTCGCCCGGTGACGAGCGGCCCCGCAACGAGGCCGAACGAGTGGGGGCCGCCAGCCCGGCTAAGACCGAGGAAGCGGAACACGCGGACAAGGACGAGGCCGGCAAGGCGGCAGAAGCGCCCGAGGACAAGCGCCGTACCCGCCCCGCGGACAAGGGACGGTAAGCCGTGGCCACGCTGGACGTGCTGACCGTCGCTGAGGCGAAAGAGGCGCTCAACCTCACCGCCACGACGCAGTACGACGCCACCGAGCTACCAGCGTGGATCACCGGCGTATCGGCCCGGTTGGACGAACTCGTTGGACCCGTCGTGCGCCGCACCGTGACAGGTGAGACGCACGACGGCGGCGGGTACGTGATCCGCCTGCGCTACTACCCGGTGACGGCGGTGACCTCGGTGACCGAGTACACCGACACCGTTGCCACGGTGCTCACCCCAGAGACCAACGCGAGCAAGCCTGCGGACGGCTACGTCCTCGATCCGTACAGCGTCCCTCTGGCGCTGGCGAACGGTACGCAGGTGGACCTACTGGGCAACGCCGTACGCCGACGTGGCGGCGGCAGTGATCGCAGGTTCGCGACCGGGCGCCGCAACATCGAGGTGTCCTACACGCCCGGCAGGTTCGCCGACACGGCGACCGTGACCGAGCAGTTCAAGCGGGCCGCCGCACTGATGTTGCTCAACGTCTGGCGTGCCCAACAGGAAGCGGTCGCCAGCGTCGGAGAGTTCGACGTACCGGCATCCATCTTCCCCCGGTTCGTCGTGCCCAACGCGGTCCGCCAGATGTTCCCGCGCGAGATCCAAGACACCGGTCGCCTCGTCAGCTGACCGTGAGAGGGGAACCGCGTGAGCACCGGTACCGCGCTCGTGGCGTTCAAGACCGCGCTACACGCAAGGCTCTCTGTTCGAGCTGGACTCGATGGAGTGCAAGTGTCCTACGGGTTCCCGGACACACAGGTGCTCAATGAAGCCCTGTGGTTCGAGGATGCCGAGACCGGCACGGAAATCCCCCTCATGCGCTCGGGCACCAAGAAGGTTGACGAGACCGTGGACCTGGATGTGGTAGTCCAGGTCCTCAAGCCGGACGGCTCCGCCCAGGACGCGGCCGATGCCCGAGCGGCCGAGATTCTCGTTGAGCTGCAACAGGAACTCGCCGAGACTCCGCAAACCGTGGACGCAGTCCTCTGGGCCGAGATGGTCGGGTGGAAGCACACCGCCGGCCTATTGCCCAACGGCGGCGGTCACGGCTCGCGTTTTGAAGTGACCGTCCGGTACAAGGCGCGTCTCTTCCCCTGATCCCGCAACAACATTCGCAGCCTGCATAGCGCGGGCTCTTCAGCATGCCCAGGAGTCCTCCCGTGCGTGTCAGGTACGACGGCGCGATTGACGCCGTACAGCTACCCCAACTTGATGACGTGGTGGTGCATCGCGGCGAGACCGTGGACCTACCCGACGAGCTAGCCGCCCAGCTCATTCAGCAGTCCTGTTGGACCGAGGAATGGGTTGCCGTCGAACAGGAAGCCAAGGCGCGCAAGAAGAACGGGGGTGACTGACCATGGCCATCCCAAGCGGTATGTCCGCCCAGCTCATGACGTCCGAGGAGGCCACCTACGGCACTCCTGTCACGCCGGACCGTGGCTTTGAATTCCGCGACGAGTCGTTGAAGCTCACCGTTGACCGTATTGAGTCCACCGCGATCCGTTCCGGCGCGAGGGTTCTCAGGTCTGACCGTTGGGCCGCGGGCAAGAAGTCGGTCGGCGGGGATATCACGATGGACCTGCTCAACAAGAGTCAGGGGCGTTGGTGGAAGCACGCTTTCGGTGGCGTGGCGACCTCTCAGCCGGATGCGCCTGGGGCGCCCACGGTGTACCTGCACACGTTCACCCCCGGTGATATTCCCGTGGGCCAGACGATCCAGGTTGGACGGACCGACGTCAGCGGCACCACGCGGCCGTTCACCTACCACGGGTGCAAGGTCACTTCGTGGGAACTTGTCTGTGCTGTAGGCGATATCGCGTCGCTCAAGATGACTGTCCTGGGCGAGGACGAGGACACGGCAACGTCTCTCGCCGCGATCACCTATCCGGCAAGTCTCACGCCACTGACGTTCATCAACGGCACGCTGACTGTGGGCGGCAGCCCTCAGGACGTGAAGTCGGTCAGCGTGCAGGGAAACAACGCACTCGCTGAAGACCGATACTTCCTCGGTTCACAGCTTCGCAAGGCGCCCCTTGAGGCCGGACTTCGCGAGTACAGCGGAACCGTCGAAGCTGAGTTCGAGTCCCTCACCGCATACAACCGCTACGTCAACGGCACCGAGGCCGCGCTAGTGCTTCTCTTTCAGGGAGCCACGATCTCAGGCGCGTTCAAGTACGAGGTCAAGATCACGGCGAATGTGCGATTCGACGGGGAAACCCCCGTTGTGGGCGGACCCGACATCGTCCCGATCAGCTTGCCGTACAAGGTGATCGACAACTCCACGACCTCTATCAAGGTCGAGTACCAGACCACCGACGTCACTCCGTAGCGGTCGGGGGTGTGCCATGCCGGTCATCGTTGTGCAAGGGGCCGATCAGTTCCGCGAACTTGCCAAGCGCATGAAAGAGGCCGGCGCCACGGGTTTGCGCCGCGAGCTGAGCAAGGCTCTCCGGGACGGTTCGACGCCGCTCGTGAACGAGGCACGCGAGCGCGTGGCGTTCCTCGCCATCAAGGGCCACCCTCACCCCAAGCGAATCAAGAAGCGCGGGAAGTGGAAGGACGCGCCCGAACAGGACGGCGACGACGAGCAGCCTCGCGCACGCCGTGCACGGTCGGGCGCATCCGCGCGGCAGGCTCGTGCAACCTTCGCGCTTCGCAAGCGCCGCAATGCTAGTGAGCGGCTCAAGCGCAGGACCCACCAGAGCGCGGGTTTGCGCGTCGCGGTGGCGCGCTCGGTGTCAGCCAAGGTGTCCACTGGCGCCCGGTCGTCAAGCCTGCGCGTGCGCGCGGAACAGGCCAAGATGCCGCCCGATCAAAGGAAGTTGCCTCGCCACCTCAACACCGGAAAGTGGCGGCACCCCACGTTCGGCCGTAGCCCGTGGGTCACGCAGACCGCTGAGCCCGGATGGTTTGACGGCGCCATGAAGGATCTCGGCCCCGTCGTACGCGATCGCGCGATCGCCACCGTCGCTGACTACGTCAAGAAACTGGAGTGAGTTGTCCAAGTTCATCATGGCTGACGGGCGCGAGTACGAGTTCAGCGCCCGCGGCGTCACCAACAAGGACGCCATCCTCTTGGAGTCCATCACCGGCAAGCGTTATGCGGCACTGGTGGACGACCTCGAACAGGGCGGTCCGGTCGGACGTGCCGCGTTTCTTTGGTACGCGATGCGTAAGAACAACACGCACGTGAAGTACGAGGAGCTCGAATTCCCCATGGGGGCAACGCGTTTCGTGGTGGATGAGCCGGACCCTACCGAGGCGTCCCCCGCGACGCAGACGGACGAATCCTGCCAGTCCAACGAATCGGAGAGTTCGAGCGATTCGAGTGGCCCAACGTCGCCGCCGAACTAGCCGCCTACAAGCCGTACTTCGTTGAGCGGTGGGGATGGCTCCCGTCCGATGTGGACGATATGAGCCGCGACGACTTCCTGATGTGCCGTGGCCTTGTTGACGCGTGGCTGGCATCGCGTCGTGAAAGCGGGGTGAGCCGTGGGCGCCGGGCGTGACCTCGTCTTCACTATCTTGGGCATCGACAAGGGAAGCGATGCATTCGACAAGCTATCCGCCTCGGCTGATCGGGCAGGCAAGAAGCTTGACTCGGTGGGCAAGCTGTCCGCCAAGGCATTGCTCGGAACGACCGGCGCGGCAGCGGTGGCGGGCGCGGGAATCGCCGCGACCCTCAGCGGCACCGCGCTTCTGTTCGGCGCGCTGGGCATCGCCGCCGTCATGTCGAACGAGAAGGTGTCCGCCTCCTTCACCGATCTGAGCGAGGACATCAAGCGCGGCACGCGGGAAGCGGCTGAGCCTCTCGTCCCGGTCATGCTCAAGACCGCTGAACAGTTCGGCCGGACGTTCGACGAGATCAAGCCGCGTCTACGAGGCCTGTTCACGGACTCCATCCCCGCCATCGAGTCCACTGTGGAAGGCGTCACCGGCCTTGCGCGCGAGGCGTTGCCGGGACTTGAGCGTGCGGTCAAGGCGTCTGCCGCTCCCATGTCCGGCGTCAAGGATCTGTTGATCGACACCGGGCAGGGCGCGAACCTCTTCTTTACCAACGTGTCCAAGGGCTCGGAATCATCCGGACAGATCATCCGCGTGTTCGGCACGATCATTCGTGAGACACTCGGCTTCACGGGCAACCTGCTCGCCACGCTCTCGAACACGGGCGCGCCTGCCGTCGCACGGCTAGGACAGGTGTTCACCCAGACTCTAGGAGTGGTGCAGCAACTCGGCGCGGGCGCTTTCCCTGTCCTGTTTGGCTCCGCCGGTGCTGTTCTGAACGTCCTTTCCGGACTCTTGTCCATCGTCGGCTCACTGTCCGGCGTGCTCGGTCCGTTGGTGGGCGTTGCCACCTCCGTTGGCCTTGCGCTCAAGATGATGGACACTGTCACGTTCGGCGGCGTGTCCACGGCGTTCGCTCGCGTCAAGGACGCGATGGCCGGCGTGAGTGGCGCAAGGGACAAGCTCGCCGCGGGGTTCGGCGCCATGACAGCCGGAATGGGCGCGCTTGGCGTAGTCGCGGTGGGCGTGGGCTTCGCGCTCAACAGCCTGGGCGAGTTGCAGCAGCGTGCGGCAGCCGCCGCCGCACAGCACAAGTCCAATGTGGACGCGCTGGCTAGCGCGTTGCGTGATTCCAACGGCGCGATCAACGATTCTGTGCGCGCCTCCGCCGCGAAGGCGTTGCAGGACACGCAGGTGGGCAACACGCAGAAGAACATGTTGCAGCTCTCCCGTGAGCTGGGCCTGAGTCTGCCTCGTGTGACCGACGCCTATCTCGGCAACGCCACCGCGCAACGCGAAGTTAACTCCACCCTTGACGGCCTCATCGCCAAGGGCACGTACTACGTGGCGGAGAGCGGCACCACCGTCAAGGCGTTGGACGAACAGGGTTCCTCGGCAGCCGCACTCAAGACCCAAATGGGCACGAGCAACAGCACCATGTCCGAGGCGGTGCAGAAGAACCGTGACCTGAGTCAGGCTCAGAAGGACTCCGCCGCCGCGACCGATGTCCATTCGGCCGCGCTCGCGAAGCTCCATGAAACGTTGCTGGGCTTGGTAAGCAAGGACCTCGCCTATCGGCAGGCAGTGAACGGCGAGCGTGAAGCACATGACACCGTGGCTGAAGCAATCGACAAGCACACCGAGGCAAAGAAGCGCGCCACCGAGGCCGTGAACCGTTACGGCGCGGGAAGTCAGGCCGCCAAGGACGCGCTCGCCGCAGAGAAGGACGCACAGGACGGACTGACAGGCGCGTTGCTTGGATGGGAAGGCAATATCCAAGGCGCCGTTGCCAGCGCTGGTGAACTCGCGCTCGCGAACTATCGCGGCTCGGACGCCAGCGAGGCGCAGCGCCTGAAGATGGAGGCCTCCAACAAGGAGATCATCCGACTTGCGTCGCTCGCCGGAAACGACGCGCCCGCAAGCCTGCGTGCGCTGATCGTCGGCATGGACGGCGCCGCGCTGTCCGCCCTCGGGGTCACCATGCGCGTGGACGAGACCGGCGCCGCCGTGTACCGCCTGCCCAACGGCAAGGAAATCAGGATCACCGGCGACACCATGGGTGCCATGGCGAAGATCGACGAACTCGAACGGCGCCAGATCAAGGACAAGTTCTTCAACGTCTTTGTGTTCGAGAAGCTCGTTCCCGGTGGCGGACAAGTCCGAGGCGCCTATACGCCCCAAATGATGGCAGAGGGCGGTCCCGTTCAAGCGTGGACGCCCTACCTCGTCGGCGAACGCGGCCCCGAGCTTCTCATCACCGGACAACCCGGACGCGTCTACGACGCCACGAGTACTCGCCGCATGCTCAGCGGTTCAGGCGGTGGCGACGCGGGCGGCAGTGGCCTGGGAGAGAAGCACTACCACCTCACGGTGATCAACGCCGCCAACTCCCTTGTGGACCTGCGGGCACAGTTCGAACGGCTGGAACTCACCGACTTTCCCGAGGGGTGAGCCGTGGCCGTAGCGTTCAAGTCCGCCACCAGCGCGGGCGCTTACACCCCGGCGGGCGGCACGATCACCATCAGCACGCCGGGCGCGGTCGCCGCGGGCGATGTGCTGGTGGCGGTCATGTTCACCACCGGCGGCGCACCTGTGCCGCCTGCGGGATGGACGCAGACCGGTTCGGACGGCATCACGTCCGGCGTCAGCATCGGCAAGGCGTGGTACCGGGTCGCCGGTGCGTCCGAGCCCGCGTCCTACAACTGGACGATGTCCGCCTCGGACTCGGCCGTCCTGCTCATGTCCGCGTACACCGGAGTGGACACCAACGCGCCGGTGGAGACCCTGAGTTGGGGCGGTTCCACCGGGGCGACAACGGCACAGGACGCTCCCTCGTCGTCGCCCACCGCGCCCGGCTCGATGCAGGTGTGTGCGTGGGGCGCGACCGGCGGCGGCGGTGCCTACACGGCGCCCACCGGAATGACCGAGTGGGCGGACACGACCACCGCGTGGCAATTCGGCGCCGCCGCATACAAGGCGTTGCCGGCCTCAGGCAGCACGGGCACCCGGACCGCCACGTGCAACACGAGTACGGGCTACCTGTCCATGTCGCTCGTGCTCGTTCCTGCGGGCAGCGTCAGCGATGACGAACGCGTGGTGTGGATCGAGCCTGACGGAAGCATGAGCGTCCTGTCCGTTGAGTGGCGCGCCTCGGGCCGGTTCGCACCGGCGCAGGAACGGGAAGAGGACACCGTCCCCGGCGAACCCGGCTCACGGTTGCGGGCGGTGCGGCACACCGCCCGTGAGTTCTCTCTGGGCCTGTGGATCACCGGCACCGACGAGACGGACCTACGCACTCAAATGCGGGACCTGGTGTACCGCATGGACCCGGTGCGTGGGGACGGTCGCATTCGGGTCACTGCCCCTGGTGGTGACGAGCGGGAGATCACCTGTCGCACCACCGGCGGGCTTGAGATGAGTGAGGTGTTGGGCGACACCTCGGGACCGACCGTGCAGCGCGCCGCAGTGCTGTTCCGTGCCGCTGACCCGTACTGGTCGGCTACCGCCGACGTGGTCACCACGTACACGACGAGCGCCACACCGCCGTCGTTCTTCCCGTTCTTCCCGTTGCGGCTCGCCTCGTCCGAGGCGTTCATTGACACGACCGTGACCAACTCGGGTGACGTGGCGACGTGGCCTGTATGGCGCGTGTACGGACCGGGCAGCGCGCTCGTGCTGCGCAACCTGTCCACCGGCGAGGTCCTCCAGCTCGCCGTCACGCTCACGGCAGGCGAGTACGTGGTCATCGACACCCGTCCTGGACAGAAGACGGTCACCAAGAACGACGGGACCAACCTCTTTCCGTCCCTTACCGCGACCTCGGTTCTGTGGGCGCTGCAACGCGGTCCGACGTTGTTGCGGGTGGAGATGACCGGCACCACCTCGGCATCCACAGTCCAGCTCACCTACCGCCCTCGGTACCTCTCAGCGTGAAGGGCGGGGCGCCTCGTGCCGGACTTCGCGGTGTACCTGTTGCGTCCCGACCTTCTACGCGAGGCGCTCGTTGACGACTTCTCGTCCTGCGAACTGGTGGAGCGCTTCAACGCGCCGGGGAGCTGGACTCTCACCGTGGACGCGAGGTCGTCCGCCGCGGGGCTGCTCGCCACACCGCAGTACGGCATAGAGGTTGTGCGGATCGCGGACGGCGTGACGTTGATGTCCGGCCCGATGACAGTCAGGAAGCGACATCGGGCGGGCGCCGCGAACACGTTGACCGTGTCCGGCCCGGATCAACTCGTGTGGTTGGCGCGACGTCGTGCTCATCCACAACCGGCCACGAGCGCGCCGCCCTACAACTCACAGGCGTACGACGTCCGCACAGGTGTCGCGTCCACGATCATCCGGGAGTTCGTCGACGTCAATGTGGGACCCGGTGCCCTCACCGGACGTGCGTTGCCCACGTTGACGTTGGCGAGTGACCCGGTGACCGGCACGACCGTCACAGGGCGCGGGCGCTGGCAAACCCTTCTTGAACTCTGCCAGGAACTCGCGCTCGCTGGCGGCGGACTCGGATTCCGCGTCCGCAAGGCCGGCGACGATCTTCTGTTCACCGTCTACGCGCCGGTGGACCGGAGTGACACCGTCATGTTCAGCGAGGGATTGGGAACGCTCGCGGAGTACGACTACGAGGCGACGGCACCTAAGGCCACCTTCATGTACGTGGGTGGCAGTGGTGAGGGAACCGCGCGCGTCTTCCGTGAGGGCCCTGAGCCCACCGAGTACGCGACGTGGGACCGCATCGAGGAGTTCGCCGACAAGCGGGACACGAGCGACACGACGGAGTTGGACCAAGAGGTCGCGAAAACGCTGGCGGACAACGCAAGCGTGACAGGTCTGTCCATTACGCCACTCGACAAGCCGGACCAGAAGTACCTCACGCATTACGACCTTGGCGACCGTGTGACGGCTGTCGTGGACGGCGAGCCCATCCAAGAACTGATCACCGAAGTCAAGACCGCGCTCACCCCTGCGGGCAAGTTGTTCGCGCGCCCCACGATCGGCTCCTCGAACCGGACTGGCGTGCTGGGTGCGTTCGATCGCCTGCGCCGCGCCCAAGCCCGGATCACCAACTTGGAACGGAGGTAGGCCACGACATGGCGACCTCGTTGGACGCTTACGGCCCGTACGACTCCGGTCCTGGCGCGAACATCACGGAAGACACCTGGCGCAAGATCATGCGCAACTCGCTCAACGGTGGTTCTGGTGTCCTGCAAGGAGTTACATCCGAGTTCGCGGTGTTCGCGGATAGTTCCGGCATGCAGGTCAAGGTTCCTGTCGGAGAGTGTTGGATTCGCGGCGCGTGGGGAGAGTCGACGTCGCAGAAGACTCTTGCGATCGCCGCTGCCCCGACGACCGCCAGTCACACGCGCAAGGACCGGGTGATCCTGCGCAACGACTTTGTGAACAACCGGATTGAGCTGGACGTCCTGACCGGTACGTCCAGCGCTGGCACGCCGACGATCCCGAGCTGTACCAAGGACACCACGAAGTGGGAGACCTCCTTGGCGGTCGTGAGCGTAGGCAACTCCGTCTCTACCATCACGGCCGGCAGTGTGGACGATCAGCGCGAGTACCAAGGCGTGTTCGCCAAGTACAGGCGCGACATCGGTACTAGCCAAACACTTCCGACTGCGACCGTCCAAAAGAACAGCTACCCAACGGCGCTCTTCAAGAGTGCCGACGTTCTTGTTTCCGGCACCAACAACACGGACTTTGCCCTGCAACGGGCAGGCGAGTGGACGATCTCGTTTCAGACCGTTCTCACTGCGATCAACCAGAACAACTACCGGACGAGCTTCATCGGCCTAGCGAGCGACCAGACCACGCGCTTCGGCGGACCCACAGGGATGAACGACCCCAACGGGTGGCTTGTCCTCTGCGCATCCGTGACCGAGCGATTCACCGCCGGTACGTCCCTGAGCATCTACAGCTACCAAACGTCTGGGGCCAACGGTGGTGTCGCCTCTGACCTAGCCATCGGCACGACGTTCGTGTCATTCCGTTGGAACGGCTACTAAGCAATGCTGCCGCGCGGAGTGACGACCGCACTCACCGTCCTCATCGGACTGGTGTGGGCGGGAAATGTCGTTGTGGGGTTCGTCAATCCGAGCCTCAGAGACCCGATGATCAACGCCATTTTCGCGATCGTCGTGGGCGCCATCTATGCGTTGGGAAGCAACAGAGACTCCCGACTTGGCGAGGCACGACGCAAGCTCGCCGATGCGATCGCGGGCGAGGACAAGGAAAGCCGCGACGACGACACGGACGCAGGTCGCCCCGACACCAGGGAGGCGCCGTGACGTCCTGGACCTACTTGCTTCAGACCATGGGTTGGTGTGCCGCGGGGTTCCTGTCCGGATTTCTTGTCGGGCGCACAGCTCGCGACGTGAACCGCATTGCTGACGCTGTCACCGAGGGAGCCGCCGTGATCGCTCGACCCCGCCGCCGCATCGCCTTCTCCGGCCGGATCGTCATCGCCGTTCTCGTTGTGGCGCTAGGCATCTTCACGGTCGTACAGGGCCTCATACAGTCCGCCGCCACGCGCCGGATAGCGAACTGCCATTCGGCGTATGCCAACCAGTTCGCGGACGCCCTCGATGCGCGTTCGCTGGCAAGCCAACAGGCACAGGACGCGCTTGACCAACTCATGACGACCATCGGTCGGTTGGCGGCGACACCGTCCACATCAGAGGCAGACACGGTCCAGCGTCGCGAGGAGTCCCGCAAGGCGATCGCGGACTACGTCAGCAAGCGAGCGGAAGCCAAGGCGGCTCAAGCCCGGAACCCCTTTCCCAAGCCGCCGCGCGAGGCGTGCCCGAGCTGAGCGGAGGACGTCGTGGACTACGGCATCGACGTCTCAATGTGGAACGCCGTCGCTGACGCTAACCTGGTGCGCGGCAACAACATCTCCTTCGCGTGGTGCAAGGCGACCGAGGGCGTGGGGTACGTCGATCCGACGTTCTTCCTCAAGGTCAAGCAGCTCAGGGACGCCGGGATCTGCGTGGGCGCCTACCACTTCATGCGCGCGGGCAGCGCGAGCGCGCAGGCGGCGCATTTCCGCGAGGTCGCCGGGGACGCGGGTTGCCTTGATGGCGGGGCGTTGATGCCCATGGCAGACATGGAATCCGCCGACTGTCGACCCGGCGCCAACGACTATGTGACCGGGTTCTTTGACGCCTTGCGAATCGAGCCGATGGACGTCTACGCCAACGTTGATTGGTGGACCAACGTCCTCAACTTCAACGCCTGGGGTCGGCGTGACTGTCTCGGTCACGTCGCCCACTACAACGGTGACCCCGGTCGTCCAGGCTGGACATACCCCAGGGCGGCGGCCCACCAGCACACGCAAGAGGGGAACGTCCCCGGCATCCCCGGACACGTGGACCGCAACGTCACCCTCGGGGTGTACGACCTGCGGTCCATCACGATCGGCAACGTCGCGCCTCCCACCGCCGCCCCGGCCAGTGGCGGCACCACCGATCCCGGCGACGTCTGGGTGGTCAAGGCCGGCGACACCTTGTCGCGCATCGCGTCCGCCTGGGGGATGACGGTGTCCGCCGTGGCCAATGCCAACGGCATTCCCAACGCTGACGTGATCTACGTCGGGCAGGCCGTACACAAGCCCGGAACCGAGGGGGCCGCAGCACCCCCGGCGCCCTCGGGCTCCACATACACGGTGCAGTCCGGCGACACGCTGTCTGGTATCGCCGCCGCACACGGTTCCACGGTTGCCGTCCTCGTCGCCCTCAACCACATCAGCAACCCGGACCGCATCTACGCCGGACAGGTCCTCGTCCTGCCCTCGGGCGGGAGCACCCCAGAGCGCTACTACGAAGTCAGGTCCGGCGAAACCCTCGGGGTGATCGCGGCGAACCTCGGCTACCCCGGTGGCTGGTCGGCGCTGGCGGCGCGCAACGGCATCGGCAACCCGGACCTCATCTACCCAGGCCAGAAGATCTACTACTGAGTGGGAAGAGGGGTGCGTTGGTTGTGGAGCTCGTACCCGCGCCGTCTCGGCCTCGGCCGATTCTGGACGCTATCCGGTCCGGTGCCTGGGTTTCGGTCGCCGGTGCGCTGATCACCGCCGCCGTCGCGTTCGGCGTGCTGAACGTCGAACAGGGCCACGCGGTGGAGCTAATCGTCTCGGCCCTGGTGGGCGTGCTCGCCGCGGGCACGTCCACGCTGCACGCGTTTCACGTTCTGCACAGAGCCGAACCCGAGGTGACGCCGGTTGCGGACCCACAGGACAACCTCGGGCGGCGCCTGGTCCCCGAGGATCAGCCCTTGCCCTGACGGCGCCTCGCGCGTCGCGAGAGCGGGGCGTCACACCGAGCCTCGTGGGTGGTCAACAGGTTCTCCGGTTGCTTGCTCCCGCACCTGCGGCACGCCTGCCTAGGCCACACGGTTGTGGGCAGGCGGCTACTCTTCTTTGCCACGACTCCCTTTCTCAAGACAGGCCCCCGGTTCCCTTGTGGAACCGGGGGCTTGTTTGTGTTTGTGGCGGGTGACCTCGCGTCAGGTCGAGTTTGACGCCTGACAACCCATGCCCACACGGATGGGCACGAAACGTCCTGACGCGAGCGTCCTTACCGGGTTGTCCGACCCGACTGCACAGGTGTCCGTTGCCAGCAGCACTTTCACGACGCCCAACTAGCCTCGTGCCGCCACGTAGCCGCGAAGCGGCACATGCGTCCTAGCAACGGTCCTTACCCGGCTATCCGACCCGTGCGGTTGTGTTTGTGGCGGGTGTCCGACGTCAGATGATCAGGTGGCGCCTGCCAGACCCTCGCCTCGTTGGGGGTGAGGCGCGCGACGCCCTGACGTCAGTCCTTACCGGGTCGTCCGACCCGCCGTGCACAGGTGGTTGTTGCCGTCTCTGGGCCGGAGTGCCACGCGTCTAGCCCGCGCAACCCTTGTTCAGTAGGGCGCAACTCGCGTGTCTCGGCAACAGTCCCTTACCGGGCTAGCCGACCTGCGTGCACAGGTGTTCGTTGTCGCTCTCGCCTGAGCGCCCCGTATCGGGGTGTCCCACCTGTGCCGTTCCATTTGGGTGGGTGAGCGGTGCCAGCCCCGAAGTTCTCGCGCTCCCTCAGCCCGTGGCCGTTGCCACGACGTCAGCCTGTCAGCGCGACCCGCACCGTTCCTTACCGGGCTGCCCGACCCACCAGGCAGCACGCCGTCAGCCGTCCACGTCCATGTACATCGCACCGTCGATCGTGAGTCCTGCCAGACTTCGTGATGTCGTGGCTATCACGAGGCCTCCCGGCGCCGCCGGGATGACGGACCGAACCTGAGCGGGCTCGTCCGCTCCGTCCAGCACGACCAGAACGGGCGCGCTCGCGGTACGGCGCCGGAACAGGTCCACGCGGTCCTGTCTCGACTGGGGGATGTCACGCAACCGTGAGCCGAGTGAGACCAACAGGGCGGCGACCAGGGCCGTGATCCGAACCGAGTTGGTGCCCTCCTCCATCCGGTACCGGTCCACGGCCTCGTAGAGCACACCGCCGGTGAACCGGTCGCGGTGAGCCATGGCCCAATTGACCGCGAGAGCGGTAAGGCGCGTGCTTTCGCTGCCACGTATGACCAGGACCGCCGGGTCACGGTCGCATCGGGCGAGCTGCTCGTCTACGGCGGCCAAAGTGATCGAGTCCATGAAGGTCCTTTCCGATCTCAGAGCAACGTCTCTGCGAGAACTGCGCGGATGTCCTCACCGGTCCAGTAGATCCCCGTCTGGTCGCCGCGCAGCTCGTCTAGCAACGCGGTAAGCGCGTGGGCCAACGCGGTGGACTCGCACGTGGAACACGAGGCACACGAGACGAGGTGACGACGCAGTTCCTCAATGCGCTGGGTTAGGCGCTCGTCCATCGCGGCGTCCCTGATCGCTGCCGCGTTCACGGGCGGAATCGTCCGATGCACGGGACGGCTCTGGCCGAACGTCGTTCTTCGTCGCGCCATCAGCGATCCACCTTCACGGTCGCCCAGGGGTGTAGGACGCAGTCCTCAATCAGATCGTTGAGCAGCATCCGCACGCGTGGCTCAGCCGCCCCGCGGATCACGGGGCGTGCGGACGCTTCGCGGAGAACCCTCTCCACCGCCTCAGCCCGCTTCCCTTGCAGCTCATCAAGGTTCAGCCCGGCGCGGTCCAACGTCTCGACCACACGAGACGGGTAGCTGCGCCACTCGGTGAGGCGGGCCGGACTCGGGCCGCCCGTGTCGATCTCCAGGTACACGTCAACACTCATCCCGGCGCACCTCCTCAAGGGCATCAAGAAGCACCCCGTAGGCGGGACTGTCGCTGTCCCACGAGACGGCCATCTGTCCGGCACTCGCAGGGATGCCCATATCGGCGAACTGCGATTCCTGTCCAGGCAACACTCCGATGCGAACCCCCTTGCTCACGGCAAGCTCAAGGCCCACACAACCGGCGCACAAGGGAGCCATGCGGCCAGAGTCCACCGCCTTGACCAGAATCGACTCAACCCACAGAGGCCGGCGACAGTCCGCACATGGCCGCTCGAACGACCCCGCCTCAGGCACCGCCGATGTCGGCGGACACAGCGCGACGTGTCGCGGGCCGTACGTCCCGCCCGTCATCGCCGAAACCCCTCTACTACCCAACGCCGCTGAATCCCGGAGAACGCCGTCTCGACCGTCTTCCACACGAGGTACACCTTCTCCGGCGGAAGTCCGTCGAAAGCCTTGGCCGCCAGCGCATCAAGGTTGGAGATAGCGAACTGGTAGGCCTCGGCGAAATCGTGGTGACGAGGGTCGTTGAGCCACGATTCCGGGCCGATCGGCAACGGGTGCGGCGTGTCCGTCTCGAACAGGTTTCCTACGACGCGGGACACGGCTTCACGGTCAACCACGGTTGGCTCCGTCCTGCTCGGACTCCTCCACGGTGCGAACCTTCCACGTGCCGCACACGGTGCACGTCAGCTTCCGCTCACCGACGTTGTGGACGCGCATACCCCTCGGCTTGTACCGCTCGTCCTGAAAGGACGATGAGCAGGTACACGACCTCAGCACAGTCGTTCCGAGCCGCGTCGCGGTCTTCTTACTGATGTTGCTCACTGATCTTGTTCCAAGTCTCCATAGTCAGGGTGCGGCAGACCCGCAACGACCATGTCCCCGCAGTAAGGGCAGTGGTATTGGCCGAACGGGACATCGCGAAGTTGTTGCGGCTCCCACGGCCATGGGCAGGTGCCGCCGGTGGAGGTGAGAGGGCCGATCACATCCGGGTCCGGCAGGGAGATTCCCATCGCGTCAGCCGGTCTGATGTGCCGCCAGTGCTGCGGGCTCACCCGCGAACGCAATCCGAGAGTTGCTTGAGGCGCGCGCACGTCCGGCACATGATCTTGTCCTGAAGCGCGGCCCGCTGGTAGGGGTTCTGGGCGCCCAACCACTCGTCGTACACGTACACCGACATGTCACACAAGGCGCTCGTCGCCTGCCGTCTTACATCCACGTAGTGGGCGTGAACTCCCCGCCGGATGAATCGCAGCTCATACGGTGAGTCGCTGGTCTTTCGCTGTGTCACAAAGATTTCATTCCATCTACTCGATGAGCTGCGCGTCTGGGATTGGATGCTCGGGCGCGGGGGGAGGAAGCGGAGCTCCTACCCACGACGGTCCGCCGGTCCGACCGAACGCGTCCAGGTCGGTGATCCTGGGCTTGTAGATCGTGGCGGCGGCGAGAGCAACCATCTCGGTGTGCCCGATCCGTGCAGCGTGCTCGTTTTCCCAACGGTCACAGGTGATCTCGCCGGCCGACTTGTAGTTGGTCATCGTCTCGAAGATCAGGGGAGGCCGGTCGGTTCCGGGCACGTCCCAGGTGTCGATGCCGACCCATGACGTGAAGACCTCCACGCCCATCGCCGGTTCTGCGATGCTGACGACCCTGGTGTGGGCGACGAGGCAGCGTTCCGGGTCGCATCTGAGGCGGTACCAGTCCATGACGTTGTCCAGTTCGGACCCGTCGCGATCGTAGAACCTCACTTGGTGGCTCCTTTCGGGCGCTTGGAGGCTGGTTTGAGCGACGTGTGGACCGACGCGGCCGTGATGCCGATGTGGAGTCCGACTTGCGCGTTGGTCTCGTGGTGGACAACTCGCATGCGTCTCATCGCCTGTCGACGGCGCTCGATTGCCGCCCGGTAGTTGCGGTCCGCCGCAAGGAAATTGGAGTGCGCCTCTCGCAACTCCGCCAAGTCAACGGCGTATCCGTTGTCAGCCGGTGCATCCAACGAGTCCATCTGTCCTCATTTCGCAACATCCATCACAAGAGTGGACGCCTTCAACCGGCCACGTGCGTACCTTCAAGTCATCGGGGTCCGGATGCCCCCATCCGTGTGGGCACAGGCGATACATGATTCGGTTCGCCTCACACCAGTCCCGCGGCGCGTCGCGCAACGGGTGGTCACTCGGGTTGTGGACACAACACGGCCTGTCCCTGCACACGCGTCCGGGATGAACCGCGAGCGTCCGCCCGTCGAACAGCTCGATTTCGTCCATGGTCAGCCCTCGGTCAGCGGACACCGTTCGCCATCGCTCTAGTGATCTCCAGACCCAGAACCCGGATCATCCACGCCACCATGACCGCCGCCAGCGCCAACGCGTAGGTGACCGCCGCCGACAGAACCACCGCGTGCGCCAGCGCCTTACTGAGGATCACGCGACCTCACCCGCGAACCGCCACCCTTGCGAGACGGGCTGACCGTCCACTGTGGCCGATACCTGGACGACGACCCTCCCGGCGTCCACCGGCGCCAGCAGGACCCGCCGTACCGTCTGCGAGGTACCCGGCCTGACCGCAGGCACCTCCTCGAACCTCGGCAACAACTCTGCGAGACCGAAGTAACCGCTCACTCCGATTCGAACGCGGCCAACGGAACCGTTGTGCACCAACACCTCACACACCAGCTCCCGTCTGGCAGGACGCAGACGGCCCATGGTCGGCACCGTCGACACCACGGCGGCGGGCGTAGGCCTCAGCAACTGGACCGTGACGCCCGACCGGTTCGCGCCCACCTGTCCCCACGCGAGCGTCTGCGTGGCCGCCGTGGGGATCGTGTGCGTGGTCGGCGCTATCGGCCTGCCCGGCGAGCTTGCCGCACACGAGGGAACCAAGCCCAGCAGTAACGCCGTGGCAACGCGCACGGCCGTTGCGTTCACGGCGTGATACCCCACTTCCTCAGAACCTCGGCCCAGTCCGGCGGCACGTACACGTCCGGCATCTCGCTCACGCCGTGCCGCCAGTAGATGGCTTGCTTGCGCTCGCCGGTGCCGAACATTTCCCACGCGCGCAACATCAGCCCGAGAGCCTCACTGGGCTTGCGCAGTCGCGGTTTCACCTTGGCTAGTGTCATGTTGCGCGCGTAGGCCTGTCGCGGATCGTTCTCTTTGCAGCGATGCGGGATCGCGATTCCGTTCACGAACTCGTGCACCACCGCGAGAGCGTCAGGGTCATGTCCTGCGGCTTCACGGATCAGGAAGAGTGCGGCGGTCGCGGGAACACGCGGCACGAATGCCTCAGTGTGCAACTCTTGCGTGAGCTTCCACGACGTGACGATGTCCGGGTACTCGTCGAGGAACTCCACCGTGTCGTCAATGGTGGTCCAGTCCATCCGCTTCCACTGCGTGTAGGTCACGGGCGGGTCCTCGTACATCTGTTGGTACTTCATCACCAGGGAGATGGCGGCGGCGATGCTGCGCCCGTTCTTGACCGACAGCATCTGTCCGGCTTGGCGCTTGCTGCCGCCGTCCATCCGTCGATACGTGTCGGGCGGGTAGTTGTGGTGAACCGGCACCGTGAGGTGTACGTCTGGCCGCTTCTTGGCTGCCATGATCAAGGCATGGCAACGGTGCTGTCCGTCGATCAGTTCGCCGTCCGAGGAGAACACGAACCCCTGCGGGTGCGGCTTGTCCCACTTGCCTTTGATCATCTGCTGCGCCCACGCCTCTACACGCCGCCACGAGACCGGCCTGTTGAAGGGGGCATTCACCGCCAGGAACAGTTCCGCCAGCGCCGCGTCCACGTGCACGTCCTCGTGTACGAACCTGGCGCCGGGCGTGACCCATTCGGGCACCATGCCGTCATTGGTGAGAGGCACATACGCCAACACCGAGGGCGTTTCTGTTGCTGCCCTTGCCATGCAACGAACCTTTCTTAGGTGGGCTGATGTGAGCGCCTGCGGCGGCGCGCCGGCCTTGGCGTCCATGTGCCCAGGGCGTACCGCGTCAGCAAGGCTTCGCGCTCCAACGCGCGGGTCTTCCACCGAATCAGCAGGGCACCCAACACCAGGCAGCCCACGCCGAGGATTACGGCGGCTATTGCAAAGTACTTCTCAGTTTCGGTCATCGCGGTAGTTCACCGCTTCCCGCTCGTTCCGTTGAGATCCCCGGAACGTGTGTCGACCCGATCGGGCCGGATGCCACGCCCACAACAGGATCAAGGCTTGGCTCGCGCTCAGTACGAGAGCGCAAAAGCCGGCAGCGGAATCCCACCTGTAGGTGAGGAAGGCGTGCCCGCACCCGTAGGTGGACACGACGATCGCTGCGAGGAGTATTCCTTGGCATGCAAGGCGAATCGCGTTCATTGCCTGTGGCGCGCGGTGTGCGTCACCCCGCGCGCTTGGCGGTCACGACACGCCGTCTCGTGTGGTCGGTACTGTCCCAGACCACGTCAGGCTCCGCACCGCCATGTACAGACTCGATCCGCACGCCTACACGCTTCAGCATCGCGGAGAACTGTTCTCGTTGCAGCGCAACGGTACTGATCCTGCGCCAGTCCCTGATCACGAGCACCGTTGGTCGGGGATTCGCCCGCAGCAGGAACGACAGCGCGACCTTGAGCGACTTGCGCTCCAACGTAGTCCGCGATCCCTCGTCGGCGAACTCCCCCGCGACTTGATAGCCGGATCGTAGGCAGAGCCCGCGGCACTCGGTCAACCCGTCCGTGACTTCTCTCCGCGTGCCCTTGGCGACCGGATAGAGGATGACCGCAAGCTCACACGAGTCCGCTTCGCGCAACGAGGGTGCGCTTGTCGTGGTGTACGTCATTGCTCGGGTTGCTCCCTTGATGACCGGCGATGGTCCGCCGGTTCCTCGTCGGTCCTATGTGTCCTCTGCCACCTGGCGGGACTTGGACCCGGTTCGCATCTGTGGACATCCGATGTCGTTGCCTGCCCACAGTTGCGATGAAGTGCGTATGAAACTGCCTGCTCCGCCGATTCGCGTCAAGCTGGAAACACACCGGTTGCCCCGATCGTGGCACTTCTCGAAAGTCCTGTAACGCCAACACATCGACGTTGTTGGTACCCCCAAACACGTGCCTGACCTGGGCAGTCTGACGTCTCAACGTCCTGTTTGGACCGGGATGATGTCCACAAGGGAGTGACGCGCTCGGTATGTGTCCGCGCTACGGTTCAACATCCGGCTTAACCCATAGGGCCGATATTGGGGTACCCAATGTGTTCGTTGGCAGAGACCAAAATCGCCGATGAAGTTGCCGGTTAGGTCCCCCCAATCTTCACAACGCAGAGAGGAACCATCCGACGATGTGCACCGCGTTTCCACTCAAGCGGGCGGTTTAGATGCCGCACAACGTCGCGCCTCATCCCGAGTTCCCGCGCATCGTGCTAGGAGACGGCACCGTTGTTCAGTTGCTCGTGGTACGCCGCCGGCCCCGACTCGTGAACCGCCTGTGCGAGTGCGGATGTTCGGTGCGCCGGTGGCCTCAGTGGTGGAGGCCGTTTCGTCTTGGCCGCACGTGGCGCCTCACCGCCGCACCCGAGGACGTCAAGCTCTTGAAGGGCTACCTCGGGGTGGCGTTCGTGGCGATGGGCGGCGTGTCCGACCTGGACGCGGTGGAGATCCGAATCCCAGGAATCAAGGTGATCAGGCCATGAACCCCGTCTGGGCGGTAGTGACCGCGGGGGTAAGCCTCGCCGTGGCCATCACATCCGCATGCGCCGCGATGTCCACGTACTCACACCTACTGCGGCTAGAGGCGCAGCTCTCTGAACTCCTCGGGTTGCTGACCTATCCCGGCGGTCGCCTTGACGACGAACCCCCGGCAGGGACCGGACGTCACCACGCTGACCGTCTAAGTGAGGCTGAGGCGACCGTGGAGACGTGACCCAAGCCCTCAGAGGGGAAAGCTGAACCACACTCGCTGTGTCTCGCACAGACAGCGAGGGGCCCCAACCAGAATGGTCCTGGTTGGGGCCCCTCGCGTACGCGTCGCTGGTGCTAGCTAGTCCTTATGGTGCTAGCAACTCGCACCACACCACGACGTCCGTCTGGCGTCATCCCTGCTCGTCCGTTCCTCTGGTGCTGTCCAGGAAGGCGTCAAGAAGGTCGCGCGTGATCTCACGCTTTTCCTCTTCGGTCAGCTCACGACCCTCGTTAGGTTCAGCCATCGGTGCGTCGCACCTCAGCAATCGGCCCCGTGCAGTGACATGCAGGGCAACTGCAACTACACCCGGCACTGCAAGCACATACGAGCCTCGCACAACACATCAGAACCAACCCCTCGTCGCGAGACTGAAAGACCCGCGTTGATCAACGCTCGCGCCATACCTGTACATCGGTCGTCACTCTTCCTCGTTCTCTGTTCGGCTTTTCTTCGCGTGGGTGATGCGTGCCATGAGTGCCGCCGCCTCGCTCTGCGGTAGGTGCGTGTGCGCCAACGCCTCGGCTGACTCGAACTCGGCCAATGGCAAGAAGCCCTTGGCCAAGCCGGTCATCAGACAGAGGAGGGCATAGAGCCCCTTGTTGATCCGCTTGTCCAATGCGCCTCGTGACACGCGGACGAGTTCGCAACAGGTGCCGTCGCCCGAGTGGTGGGCCTCGCACCACTTCTCCAGATAGAGAACCTGTGCGTACAGCGCGAGGTTGCCGATGATGTCCCACGACGCAGGGTCGGCGGAATCCTCCAGTGACAGGAGGAACTCGTCCACGGTCTTCATGTCGCCTAACCTCAGCGCCTCGCGAAGCTCGTCAGGTTGATCTATGAGCGGGCTGTCCGGCGCGAGAACCGCCTTCCACGCTTGGGTTTCGTCGTCAGTGGGGGCGCTGCCAGCCCCTCTGACAAGGGGGCTGAGCCCTGCCGTATGGAGGAGGTGGTTCGCCGTCGCCGACATTCCCATGACGGCGTGCATCTTCCGCTTGGCGCCTGCGACCCCGAGCGCGTTGAGCGAGTACGTGTCCCCGTCGTGAGTGTCTACCCAGCCCATCCGAACGGCCGCTCGGACCTGCGTCGTAACCACGTCCGGGTCCAAGTCCAGCGCCTTGGACAACTCCTGTATGGACCACTGCCGAGACGGCTCCCAATGCATGCGCCATGCGACGTACCCCAGGTACGTCTCATCGGAGTCAAGCCCTTCGGACAGAGTCGCCATTGTTCGCAGTGCCTGTCCCACGGACAACATGCGTGTGACGATCTCATCGGGCGGAAGTCCACATTGGACCATCGCGCGGCGAAACCATGCCTCGGGTAGCCCCAACTCTTCAATCCGGCTGACCAACCACATGTCGCCCTCAGCAGTGAGGCTGTACATCATGACGCCGTCCACCTCTGCCCGCGAGATGAGCGCCTCGTGCAACAGACCGGTGATCGTGTCCCACATAAGGACTTCAGTCAGCGTCGCAGCGCGCAGACTGAACCGCATCCGCCGGTAACTCTCAGCGAGCGCGATCTTGTCGGCAGCCCCGAGGGGCGCGAGACATATCGTCGCCGCAACGATGATCTTCGCGTACCGAGCCGCCTCGTCCCGCTTCACGACGGCCCGCCGTGTCTGCGATGCGTGCACTCGTTCCACACCCCGGCAATGCACGCCCAGCATGACGACGGGTCGCCGTCCAACTCGTCCACGGGTGCGGTCATGACTGGCCCCCGGAGGGCGGCGGGGAACTCCACCCGGTTACCGGGACGAATATGTCCTTGGCCTTGACGTTGAAGCTTTCCAACAGGGTGATCTCGTCCGGCGCGAGCGGACCGGGTTCGACAGCCAACCCTGCCCCGTGCGCTTGGTCGGGAGGACCGATCCCCTCCACGTCGCCGATAACGCTCAGCGGGTCACCTGCGGTCGCGTACCTGACCTCTCGGACGTTGCTGGTGACGAATGGGTCATCCAAGCGGCGCCCGAGTCTGAGCCGCATTCCGTAGGCGTAGTGGTTCCCCGTGATCATCGTGACGTCCGTGACCGGGTCCCACCCGTTGTCGCCCTTGCGCTTGAACGCCGCGATGCGCTCGGGGTTCTTCCGGTTCGGCACGTATACGAAGCTGTAGCCCAAGGCCCGGAGGGTGTCCAACGCTTCCTCTGCCGAGTCGCCAACCTCGGCTCGTGCCGGTGCCGGGGCGGCCTGGGCGTATGGACCGCCGGGGCGGTACCTCCACCAACTGACCAACCGCCGCCACCAAATGAAGGGGTTCAACCAAGCGAGGCGGCTCATCGCAGCACCACCCGATGACGGTTGCCGACCTTGCCCCTGTGCTGACGACGGTGCAACGCGCGTCGGCGTTGTACCCCTCGCACCTCGCGGCGGTAGTCACACGAGCTGCACCCGACGCACCACCAGTGCCGCCCCTCGCCGTAGAGCCACGCGGCGAGGACGAGCGCGAGCACCGCGACCCCGCCGACCAGAAACCACGCCGCACTCATCGTGACCACCTGTCGTCCAGGTCGCCGCGGGTGTCATAACCATCCGCGACGACGCCGGCCGACACGGTCCGTAGCCATGTCATGACCCATCTCCTCTGACCGACTTGGGCCGTTGGGACGCCTGTGCGGCACCCCGTCCGGCCGTCACCCACCCGCCTGGTTACGCGTGCCCGAACCGAGCGATCCGGTTACCGTTCGCGGATGCGTTGTCGAACCATAGTGTTGGTTACGAACCAAACTGGCAAGTCGCCCATCAGGGGATTGGAGTGAGCACCGTGCGTGGATCAGACGTCGTAGGCTGTGGTTCGTGGACGTAACCAACGTGCTGACACCCCGGACGCGCGCACTGGCGCGCGAGTTGAGGAACGCCAAGAAGCGCGCCGACGAGACCAACGGCAAGGAACTCACCTTGCGCGAACTCGGGACCAAGGTGGGCAAGTCGCACACCACTGTGTCCTTTTGGCTTAGCGGCAAGCGCATACCCAGCACGGAAGATGTTGCATCCTTCTGCACTGCATTGGGCCTAAACGGACCAGAGAAGGAAAGGCTCGTGACGCTCGCGCGCCGCGCCAGTGACACCAACTGGCTTGCGACAGGCGTAGCGGGCGTTAATGAGTACCTCGCGGCTGTCTTGGAGCACGAGACGACCGCAGACGTCATCACCGGGGTCTGCTGCACGGATTGGTGACATCTGA